TCGATAACGGGTCAGCCTCCGATGCCACAGGCACCGACTGTTGCTCCTCCTCAGATCGTAAATCCATACTCAGTTGGTGGAGGGTTTGATGTTACGGCTCCTCCTCAGATGGTAAACCCATATTCGGTTGGTGGAGGATTTAATGTTACGGCTCCTCCTCAAGGTGTAGCATCTTTGATGTCTCCAGGAGCAATAAAACCTCTTGTCCAATAAAACCGAGTACCGCAGGGCCACGCCTCAAGATTTGACTGGTATTGTAAAACTTGGGGAGGAGATGCATCAGGAGACGGCGTTCTCTAACATAGAGTTTAGCGTGGAGCGCACGGCGTCGGAGACGATGCGGTGCATTTTGGATCCGAATTACTTTGCCAATATCGCGGTTCAAGGAGACAAGATCGTTGGGATTTTGTTTGGTTACCTTGAAAAGCCGTTTTTTACGGAGCAGATAGCGGGATTCGACTGCGTTTGGTACGTGAGCCAAGATGCGAGGAACACGATGGTTGGACCTCGGCTCTTGAAGCAGTTTGAGGCTTGGACAAAAATCAATGGCGGTAGTATAGTATACACAACACTAGGGTCGAACTATAAGTCGGATCGTGTTGGTAAGCTCATGGAACGTATGGGTTTTGAGTGTCAGGGCGGTTGGTATCGGAAAGACATATGAACTTACAAGGTTTACCAGAGGAAGCGTTAAAAGAGATCTTGGCACTGACGGAAGCCAAGAAGCGGATGGAGTTACGTGAAGAAGCGACGGAAAAGTTCATGCCGTTTGCGCATCATGTGTACGAAAACTTCATCGAAGGGGCGCACCACAGAATTATCGCGGAAAAACTTGAACGCGTTGCACGAGGAGAACTCAAGCGGCTTATAATTAATATGCCACCGCGTCATTCGAAATCTGAATTTGCAAGCTACTTGATGCCTGCTTGGTTTCTAGGTAGAAACCCAAAGCTCAAAATCATTCAAGCTACGCACAATACGGAGCTTGCGGTGCGGTTTGGGCGCAAAGTAAGGGACTTGATCGATGATCCACAGTATAAAGAAATATTTCCAAACACGATTCTCAAAGAAGACAATAAAGGCGCGGGTAAATGGGGCACTGACAAAGGCGGCGAATATTTTGCAGCGGGTGTTGGTGCAGCCGTTACAGGCCGTGGTGCGGACTTGTTCATCATTGATGACCCGCATTCGGAACAAGATGCGTTAAGCGAAACGGCATTTGACCACGCATACGAGTGGTACACCTCTGGTCCACGACAGCGTTTACAACCTGGCGGTGCAATCATCCTAGTTATGACACGCTGGGGTAAGAAAGACCTGACTGGGCGGCTGATTGCGAACCAAGCAGGCGATAAAATGGCGGATCAGTGGGAGGTTGTGGAGTTTCCAGCCATTCTGCCGAGCGACAAACCTCTTTGGCCTGAGTTCTGGGAGAAAGACGCGCTACTGTCTATCAAGGCATCGCTGCCTGTAGGCAAGTGGAATGCTCAGTGGCAACAAACTCCGACGGCATCAGAGTCAGCTATTATCAAACGGGAGTGGTGGCAACCTTGGGAAAAGGAAGAAATCCCCACTGTCGATTACATTATACAAGCATATGATACGGCGTTCTCGAAAAAAGAGACGGCGGACTACTCAGCTATCACAACGTGGGGCATTTTTCACCCAGACGACGGAGGGCCAGAGCAGATCATACTTCTGGATGCGCGACGGGGTCGATGGAACTTTCCTGAACTGAAAGAGGTAGCGTATGAAGAACACGAGTACTGGGAACCGGATATGGTGTTGGTCGAAGCGAAAGCGACGGGGATGCCACTCATTGACGAGTTGCGGTTACGCGGTATTCCAGCACTTGGCTTCTCGCCTGGTAAGGGGAAGGATAAAGTAACCAGAATGCACATGGTTGCCCCGTTGTTCGAAGCTGGTGTAGTATGGGCACCAACGGACAAAAAGTTTGCTGACGAGGTCATTGAGGAAGTAGTTTCATTTCCTAATGGCGATCACGATGACTTTTGTGATAGTATGACGTTAGCTTTGATGCGTTTTAGGCAGGGTGGGTTTATTTCTCTGTACAACGAACGCGAAGAGGAAATGGAGATTCCTCGTGTTAAGGAGTATTACTGATGGCGTTGCCACCACTTGTAGATTCTGGGATTCGTCCTGAAGACATGATGCCAACAGAGGCGTCTGTCGAAGTACCCGTTGAACAAATAGAAATGTTCGAGAACGGGGCAGAAGTTATTCCAGACGGCGAAGGTGGGGCAATTGTTCAAGCTCTAGCGGAAGCTATGATGGGAGAAATGGATCAAGAAGAATTGATTCCGTTTGACGCCAACTTAGCAGAATACCTTGACGATTCGGACATGGGTGAGATTGCAACTGAATTGTTGGCATCTTACGAAGACGACATAGAGTCAAGAGACGAGTGGGAAGAAACCTACACCAAAGGATTAGATCTCCTAGGCGTTCGTACTATCGAGCGTTCAGAGCCATTCCAAGGTGCAAGTGGCGTGACACACCCTCTGATTAGTGAGAGCGTTACGCAGTTCCAAGCACAAGCGTATAAAGAACTACTGCCTGCTGGCGGTCCAGTTAAGACACGTATTGCTGGTTTACAGAATCAAGAGACAGAGGCGCAGGCCAAGCGCGTCAAAGACTACATGAACTACTTGATCATGGAAGAGATGGAAGAGTTTGATCCGGATATGGATCAGCTTCTGTTCTATCTACCACTGTCTGGTTCTACGTTTAAGAAGGTATACTTTGATTCTGTTCGCAACCGTCCAGTATCTAAGTTTGTCCCTGCACAAGATGTGGTGGTTCCATACTCAGCGAGTGATCTAGCGACTGCGCCACGCATTACGCACGTTCTGAAAATGTCAGACAACGATCTGCGTAAACAACAGGTCGTGGGTATGTATCGCGATGTGGAGCTTTCCGCAGCGGGAGATGACGAAGAGAACCCAGTGCGTCAGAAAGTAGACGAACTACAGGGTACATCTAAGTCTTACATGGATGATGTCCGCACAGTATTAGAAATGCACGTTGATTTAGACATCGAAGGTTTTGAAGATGTCGATGAGAACGGAGAAGCGACAGGAATTAAACTTCCATACATTGTTACGTTAGATCGGGATAGTTCTACTATTCTGGCTATTCGCCGTAACTACATGGAAGGTGACCCCTTCAAACAAAAGATTCAATACTTTGTTCACTACAAGTTCATGCCAGGTCTAGGTTTCTACGGCTTTGGCTTAACCCATATGATTGGGGGTCTTGGTCGTGCGGCAACGAGTCTCCTCCGACAATTGATCGACGCAGGTACTCTTGCCAATCTCCCAGCAGGATTCAAGGCCAGAGGGGTGCGGGTTCGTAATGATGACGAGCCGTTGCAGCCTGGGGAGTGGAGGGACATTGACGCACCTGGCGGAAACATACGGGACTCGATCATCCCGCTGCCATACAAAGAGCCGTCTGGTACGCTGGCACAGCTACTGGGTGCGCTTGTAGAGGGCGGTAGACGCTTTGTGTCAGTAGCTGACAACGCAGTGAGCAACATGAACCAGGAGATGCCTGTAGGCACTACTGTGGCGATGCTAGAGCGCGGCATGAAAGTTATGTCGGCTATTCACAAACGGCTGCACTACGCTCAGAAAAACGAGTTCCGCATTCTGGCACGGATCATTGCAGAGAATCTGCCTCCGGCCTATCCATATCCTGTAGCCAATGCAGAGTCTTCGATCAAAGTCACAGACTTCGACGGACGGGTCGATATCCTGCCCGTCAGTGACCCAAACATCTTCTCGATGGCCCAACGTGTATCGTTAGCACAAAGCCAGCTACAGCTTGCCCAGTCTAATCCTCAGATGCACAACCTCCACGCTGCATACCGTCGTATGTATCAGGCACTAGAAGTGCAGAACATTGACGAGATACTGCCACCATTGCCACAACCGCAGCCAACAGACCCTGCACAAGAACATGCGGAAGTTATCAAAGGCAAAGGACTACAAGCATTCCCTGGTCAGGATCACAACGCGCATATTATGGCGCACGTTGCGTTTATGCAGACTCCGATGGTTATGGCGGCTCCAGCAGTACAAGGTGCAATGTACGGTCACCTTCAGGAGCATATCTCATTATTGGCACAAGAGCAGGCGATGCAGCAGGTACAGCAACAAATGCAGCAGGTGCAGTTACTTGTTCAGTCTGGCGGCATGAGCTTGCAAGAGGGCGAGATGCAAATGCAACAGCTTCAAATGCAGATGCAAGACCCAGCGGCGTTGGCACGAGTTGTCGCTCAAATCGAGCAGACAATCGTACAACAGGTTGCGCAGATGCTAACCCCACCACCGCAAGACCCAGCGGCAGATCCGCTTGTACAAATCCGTATGCAAGAGTTGGGACTCAAGCAGCAGGAAATGCAGATGGATGCTCAGAACGACCAGAACAAACTGGCGTTGGAAGCGGCAAAACTACAACAACGTGCAGCTACGGACGCAGCGCGGCTTGAGACGCAAGAAGAGATTGCGGACGAACGTAACGCGGTTAACCGCGAACGGATTGATGTACAACGTCAGAGGATGAGCTAATGCCCTTAAAGAAAGGTAAGTCTAATCAGACTGTTAGTGACAACATCAGTAAGTTGAGAAGCGAAGGCTACAAGCAAGACCAGGCAGTAGCCATTGCATTAAACCAAGCAGGTCGCAAAAAGCAAAATAAGTACGAGGGTGGGGTCATAAAAGACTTCAGTCCTATTGCGCGGCCTCAAAGGTTTTCAGGTATCTTCTAATGGATCCCGTTAGCTGCGTTGCATTAGCTACGGGGGCGTACAAAACGCTCAAAGCAGCTATTTCTACGGGCAAAGACATTCAAGAGATGGGCAACACGATAGCAACGTGGGGTCAAGCGTTTAGTGATTTCAATCGGTTAGAAGAACGTCAGAAAAACCCGCCTTGGTGGGAGAAGACGTTCAAGGGTTCTGATGAAGAAACCGCAATCTTGATTTGGAATCAGAAGCGCAAGATGGAACAAATGCGCAAAGAAATAAAGGACCACATTAGTTTTGTGTACGGTCCTTCAGCTTGGGATGAAGTCCTTCGAATTGAGGCAGAACAGAGACGTATTCGCAAGGAAGCCGCGTATCGTAAGCAAGAGTTCATAGATAACTGCATTAACTGGGCGGTTGGTATTGTTGCGTTTTTAGTTGGCGGAGTGATTTTGGCGGCGGCAATTTGGATTGTCGGTAAGGCAAGGGGACGTTGGTAATGCTGTATATACTTGTGTTTATACAATACATTCCATCAACGACACTAAAGTATTACCAAATAGGGCCATCATATAGCACGTTTGAAGAATGCGAACAGGAACGCAGAAAAGCAAAAGAGGGTTTAATAGTTCACAACAGCCAAACGGTGGCTTGTC